CTTATATCAGTTTCATCAAAAGTTATTGGACTTGCATTACTTGGTAAAACAAGAGGCTCATTAATTATAGTTTCAATCATATTTTATCTTTCTCCTTTCAATTTTTGCACAATATTTTGAAAATACTGTGCATTTTTATTCTTTTTTATACACTATTTTCACTTTTATTGTGCATTTTTATAAAAAAGAGATAGAACTATGCCTATCTCTCGTTTTCCCCATAAAGGGATTTCGTTAGCAAGTTCTCGTAATCGAGCGTGTAGTATTCTACTCTATGCTATTAAATAAATTGACTTGTAGTATTTAGTCCACATCCACAGCCACCATTTCCATTGCAACTAAATATTGGTGTGTTTCCATATACTGGTTGAGCAGGAATAGGGCAAGAACGTAGTTCGCTTACAAGTTGATTTGCAACAACAGCATTATTTGCTCTAATATCTGCTGTTTGAGCAACTTGACTTGCTTGTAAATCTTTCATTAAAATTTCTCTTTGTAAATCAGCAATTTTTTCGTTTTTAGCGTCTATTTTGTCAGCACATAATTGGTCAAGGATACGTTGAACGCTTGCTGTTTGATTTGCAAGTATATCTCTAACTCCTTCATTTAATGCTTGTCTATCAGCACAATTTTCACTTATAATAGTGCTGTTTAAATTAGCCAAACCTAAACGATTTTCACAACAACAATTTAAGAATGAAGTATTTAAACCGTAGAAGCCGTCTTTAATACTATCATTAATTGTATAAGTAGAGTTGCATAATTGAGATGATAAAGAATTTATACCATTATTAACGTCTTGAATATCATTACTTAATTGTAAAGCGTTAAATCCGTTGTTAGTATTTTGCATAATTTCTTTTTGACCATTTGATAACCACGCATAATCATTATTAAAGCCGTTGCCTCCAAAGAAGCCACCATTACCATTTCCCCAATTACCACTAAAAGCAAGTAATAGAAGTAAAATAATCCAACCATCTCCACCTAAAAATCCACTATTTCCAAATCCACCATTTCCATACATTGGATAAACAGGATATGGATATGAACCATTATTAGTTGCTAATTCCACAGTTGGTTGTATTCCGTTATTCATAATTCACCTCCTTTCAATACTCTTTTATATCAACGTCATTTGACATTAATACCATATTTATCTAATTGTTCATTGGTAATTCCAAGTCCACTTGCATATTGTCTAAATGCTTTTATTTGTTCAGGTTTATATCCTTTTAACATATTATTAATTATTTCTTGTGGGTCATTTTGATTTTTTTGAAAATTTTGTACTTGTTGAAATAATTGTGGGTTTCTCATCTTCAGTTGACTTAACAACATATTCATTACTTGGTTCATCTTTTATTTTCCTTTCCAATTCATCAATTCTTGCTTTTAATACTTCAATTTGTATGTCTTTTTCATCTTTTGCCACAATTTCATTTAATTCATAAGTCTTAATTTCACCTTTAGAATTTTTAATCCATACGACACTCATATCTTTACTAAAAAAAGGAGTGTCACCTGTAACCATTTCCTTTTGCACTTCATCAATAGAACTAGCATATTTTATAAAATCGCGATTAGTAGGCGATATTTGAAAGTTTTGAGTTAAATTAGTAGGTTGTGCTACTGGAGGTTGAGGTATTTGATTTCTTAATCTTTCTAGTTCTGCAATTTGTGAATTAATTTTGTCCAAAGTTAATTGTGGGTTATAAGATGACATATAAGAATTATTAAACATATTCCCTCCTAAATAAAAAAGAAAGGACGATACAGATAAGTGTTTTATTACTTAAATGTTTCGTTCCTTTCTAATTAAATAATACCAAAATAAAAATAATATAAATTGTCATTTTATTATCATTATTTATTATCAAAAACTTTTAATTTTGCAATTTCTACCTTTTTATAGTTTTTATATTTTTCTTTTAGTTCAGCAATTATTCTTGATACGCTACTTGTACTTTGAGCGGTTATATCGGCTATTTTAACTATACTATCACCTTTAATATACATAGTTAATACTTTTATTTCATCATCATTCATTATTGTCTTATTAGCAAAATCATCAAATATTTGTTTTAAAGATAGTTCGTGTTTCATATCATTTCCCCTAACAAAAACATATTTTAACAAATATTTTTTGATTTAAAATACCAAGTTTTTATCATAAAAAATAAATTATATAAATATTATAGAAACTTTATAGATAATATTTATAGAACTTTTATATAAAAAATAATATAAATAAAAAAAAGTATATTAAATCATATACTTCTTTGTCTTATTATAAATATCACGTCTTCTGTTCCAAATTGTACTTTCAGCATAGTGATATCTCTTACTTATTTCTTTTGCACCATATCCCATAACTAATGATTTAAATATTTTATCTTCATTTTTCTTTTTATTAAGAATATTTGTAGATAATATGTACTTATACATTTCTGGTTCAAAATTATAAGTATATTGTCTTTTTTTCATTTTAACCCCCTTTTATTTATTATCTATCTTTGAATAAGAGCAAATGCTAATGCGATTATACCCCCAATAATAGCACCAGTAACTGTTCTTGTTATCCATTTTAATTTATCTTGTATTTCACTAATTTCTTTCCTATTTTCATTTGAAATAGTATAATTTTCATTTACTTTATCTTTTATTTTGTTATAATCATCAATTTTACTTTCAATAACTGCTAGTCTACTTAAAACTTGAGTTTCAAAGTTTTTATCCATAATTAACGCCTCCTAATACTCTATAATAAAAGTATAACACGATTAATTATCTTTTTTCAATTCTTCTTTTTGATTTTCATTCATTAATTTGTAGATAGCACTATTTTGGTAACATTCTTTACAATAATAAACGTCTTTATCTATTGAATGATTTTTTCTGTGTTTATTATTAAAGTTAAGTACGCTTACTAAGAAAAATTCTTCCCCGATATAAGTATTTATTCTTTCTCCACAATTTGAACAATGTATTTCTTTCATAATTACCTCGCGTCCCAACAAGTTTCACAATATACGCCATCATCGTTCCTGTGCATATATTTTTCCAAATCATAACAACTGCAACAAGTACACTCAGCAATTTCAAATACTTCTAATACATCATCTTTATTATAAACACCATTGAGATAATGAATTATTGTGTCTTCATAATCTTCCACTTTTCTTTTTAAGATTTCTTCATTATTAATATTCATTTTCTTATGCCTTTCTTTATTTTAATTTTATTTTCTTTACAATAATTTAAACAATTTGCTTTATCGGTAGAACTATATATTTTTTTACAGCCACCACTTCCACGATTATCTCCTTCTCCCTCACTATTCAACCAAATCGTCCAAACCCCGTTATTTTTTTCTAATGAATACCATAATTTCATTTTATACATACTAAGCCCTTTCAATTATAATTTTACCATTTTCAACGCTAACTTTAATATATTCTACTTTATCAAGCCCTGCTTTTTCAACAAGACTTTTTGCTAAATTAACGTGATAGCAATTAATTTTTACTTCGCCATCTTTACCATAATATTTTTGTTTAATTAATTTAATCATTTAATACCTCCTTAACTATAATTAAATTGTAACATATAATTATATAATAGTAAAGAGGGTATTAACCCTCTATACTAATTTCTTTAATATTATCAATTATTAATGGAATGATATTTTGCTTGTTAATCATTTTAACCATTTCGTTTTTGTGCAATTCGGTTTTACATTCAATTTTAATTACCATACTTGGTATGCAGTGCATTATATGGCAATAAATAACATATTTCATTTTTACCTCCTATTAATTTTTGAGTAGAAAGGGTATAATTACCCCTCCAACTCTTGTCCGTGTTCGGCATAATAATCTGCCATTGATATTTGTACAATATAATTATCTCTTTCATATACGATTACATCTACGTTATTATACCCGATTTTCTTAATGTATTGTAATATCCATTCATCTTCCATTATTTCTTTTTTAGGATTAGATAAATCTGACATTTCAATACTATCCTTTGTTCCATCTTTTAATAGTAAATAGACTTCACCAGTTGGCATACATAGTCCAAACATTTTCACACCTCCATATCTTTCAAAGAACTATTTATACAAGAGGACACTTTTTCCTTTTGTATAAATATATTATAACACAATTATATAATTATGTAAAGTGTAAAGTGCTTTACATTAAGGTTTACAACCCCGTAAATAAAGGGTTTGCAAACGAAAAAGTGTTAAAAAAAAATAAAAATTTGTGGTTTTAAGTTTTCTTTACACCCTATATTCAAACTTTACACTATTTTACACAACAGACAAATAAAAAAACGCTATTTTCAAGCGTTATTTTTAAGAACAATAGGTTGATATAAAGTGCAATAACATAAAAAGTTAAAAGATAGTAATGAAAATATGAAAAAAATCAAAAAAATATAAAATTTAATAAAAAATATCAACCTATGCCATACTAGGCAATTTAATTATATAACATTTTATTATTTTTGTAAATTATTTTACCTTGATTTTTCTATAACCTGCTACTTTTGCTCTTTCAAGTTCTGTTTTTAAACCACTTGTTTGGCTTAATTCTTTATATTTTTGTGTTAATTGGTTAATTTTTGTTTGGCTTTTTTGTGCAAGTTCTTCCATTCCACTAGCCCTTGCCATAATTTGGATATCTTTATTTTTTCTTATTTCAGTTTCTAGTTTTCTTTGTAGTTGTGTTCCTTCATACATTGAATAATGTTTGCCATCAAAGTCAAAACCAGTATCATTTCTTTTTATAATAGTTTGAAGTTGTTCGTTTGTATATCTTGGTTTACTAACACCTACTATTATTGGAAATATTGTATGATAACAGTTATATTGGGCAATAGAACGTCTATCGTGCCCAGTTTCATCTGCTATTGCTGGAAATTCTATGCCATCAACACTAATTGCATCTTGGTCATTTTGGAATTTATCAAATTCTTCAAGAGTAAACTGGCGTCCTTGTACTAATTCGTGGTCTGGTGCTGGATATTCGTGAACTGTTACTTCAACGCCATCAGCGTCAAATTCTTCACCAAAAATTTGTTGTTCTTCATTGTGTAAAGTTCTTAACCCTTCTTTTAAGTTCATTTCAACAGCACTATCTAAACGCATTGACCTTCCATTTTGATAATTAATAGTTTTTAACCCACTTTCCCCTAGTTCTTTCATTATCCTACTCATTTCTTCATTAAAAGTAGTTTTACCTTGTGAAACATTAAAAACTGCTGTATCCATTGTGTCAATATATGTTTGGCTTATATCTTTAAATACTGTTTTTAGTTTTCCGTTGCTGTCTAACTGTTTAACTGTAAACCCAATAGCACCCGTTCCACTTAAATTAAGATATTTTTTTGCTGTTATATTCGCAAGTGCATTTATTTCCTTTTGTAATTGCAAATTTTCTTCCCACGGAATAAATTTTACTTCACGATAGTCATAAAATTGCTTGGCAAACATATAATCGTTTTTAGCAACTTCTTCAAATATTTTATAAATATCTCTAGTATTTAAATTAGTTATTTCTTGAAGTTTTTTAATAATTTTATCATAATCGCCACCATAACGTAGGATTTGAACTAATTGTTGTGCATTACTTGGCGAAAGAGTACCAATTTTTTTGATACTCTTGCCAATTTGTTCTAAAACATAAGTGTTTCCTTGTTCAATACGATTAACAACCCTAGCAACGACTTTTTCAATAACTTCATCACTTAACATCTGCTTTGACCTTTCTTTTCCATTTCATATCTATCAAGTGCTAACATACATTCACGGAATTTGTCTTCATTTTCACAGCATTTATTAATAAAATACATTATTCTAATTCTAGCCATTTCTTTATCATTATCTTTATAATTTTTTTTATATAAAAATAATAATATTTCTTCCACGATTTCATCAAAACCGTTCATATTAAATCACTTCCTTATGATTTATTGTTCATATTCTGCAACTGTTTTTAAATTTGTCCAACTTGTACCAAATTTATTTTGAAAATTAGTTTTTTCGGTAGCGTTCTTTACAATTATTGTGCAAGAACTTGGTACACTTGAAAAAGCATCAGTATAAGTTGACATTGTAAAACTAATATTTCTTAAATCTGCAAATGTTAATAAAGAACAACCACTAAATAAATAACCAATAGATGGGCTACCACTTATTGTTGATAAATCACAATATGTTAATTTTGAACAATTATTAAATGCTCTTGCTAATGTAGTTGCATTATGTGTTTTATTATCTTTGCAAAATGTAAATCTTTGTAGTTTGCTATCTTGGTAACAAAGATATTCATAAACTTTTGAACTTGTTGGGAAAGTTGTTACCCCACTTAAATCAATTTCTGTAATACTAGAACCTAAATTAGAAAACATATAATTTGCACCTAATATTGAAGAAAAATCAACCCCAGAAATATCACTTGCTAATTGAGCATTTGTTCCAGAATATCTACTAAAACTCACAAAATTAGGAGTAAAACCACCTGTTGGCACATTAGTAATAACTTCAACGCTACTTAATCCATCTTTGCCTTGTGTTGGTGTAATAGTTGTTGTTGTGTTTTCTGTTATAGTTACTGATTTGCTTTCTAAATCAGGTTGAACATTAACATCTGCATAGGCATAATTTGTAACATTAGTTGTTCCATTAGAAGTTATATCTACTGTTCCGGTTGGAGTTGTGCCACCTGCTTTCTTTCCTAGTAAATAACTTGTTGTATCTAGCATATTTACGCCTCATTCCATTGTTTATTTTCTAAATCATAAAAGAATATCTTTCCAGTATTAATTTCTATAAATATTGAACCATTGTCAATTTGTTTACCATTAACTTCAGTAGGTTTTGTATCTGTACTTAACCCCCTTAATTCTGCTGATATATAATCATCGTTTGGTTTTATTTTTGTATTTTCTATTTTATAAATTGTAACCATATTTATTCCTCCTTCTTTACAATTAATATATTTTTACAATTCTATTATATCACATTAGTATCATAACACACCTTTTTTTCTATTCACCCCCATTAGTTCCTAATAAATCTTCCACATTAGGGTTTTCTTCCTTAATTGTTTGAATTTCTTTTTCAGCAATTTCTTTTGTTTCGCCAAAAATCTTTTCACGATATTCAACTTTTGATAATACCCCAGCACTAACTTCACGTAACGCTCTATTGCTTTCGGCTTCCTTGTCTTCAACAATACTATCATCAAATTGAATAACCATATCTTCTGGGTTTATATTATATTGCCCAAATGTACTTGAGGCATAACAAATTGCTTTTACTAAATCAAATATTGAACTTTCGTAACCAATTTCTAGTTTTTTCTTTCTACGGAATAATTTGCTGTTGCTTGATACTACTGCTGTTGCTGTTGAAAGGTTTGTTCCGTCAAAATGATAATGGTTTTCACCAAACCCAACTTTATTTCCTAAAATATTAAGATTTGTGTTCAATGTTTCAATTTGTTTTTCAGTTCTTAAATCATCAACATCACTTTGAATTAAATCATCTTTTGTTGCACCTGTTGGTAATACATAAACCGATATATCATTCTCATCAAATACCATTTTTTGAGTTCCGTCATCATAATTTAACATACTTGCACGAACGAATGTCCTTCTACGACCGTCTTTAACTTCGTTCTTTAATGCGTCAAATGAAATATCAACGGCTTTCATATTATCAATAGCATTTGCATAATGCGGAATACCAAATGGTGAATTATTAAACAAATTATTTGTTAATAGTGGCTTAAATATTGAGAACCATTTAACATTGCTTTTTGTATCAAAATCACGCATTGTTGTTCCTTCAGTTGTTATTTCTTTTAAGTTGCCATTAGTATCTTCAAAAAGATGATTATAAATATGATAGTTGCCATCATCAGCAATTTTATGAACCGATAAAATGACATATTTTATTCCTTTCTTATATTCAACACTACCAAAGGCACATTCAGTTATACCTTTGTTGTTCCAACTTAACGGATATATCCAGTCAATATCAACTAAATCAACACGAGTTTTCGCTTCACTAACGTCAAGTGTCATTCCGTCTTCATTAGAAATAAGGTCGTAAACACTAATAACTGCACTTTCAGTTCCTAGTGCACCCGATTTTTCTATTGCTTGATTAATAACTGCGTATAAGTCAAGTTCATCAACTAATTCATCAAATTGTTCTTGTGAACCTTCGTCTTTAAAATTAATTTCACATTTTTCACTCCAAAGAATATCACTCCAGTCTTCACTAATTTCCTTCGCCATATTCATTGTAAATCTTTTTTGTGAAACTTTTCTACGACCATTGTAAATAAAATAATTATGGAAGTCCTTAACATTTCCGGCATACCAACTTTTCCATTGTTCAATGTACGTTCTTAATGCGTCTTTAATGTCAGGATTGTAACCATAAGTCTTTGTTAAAAAATCTTCTAATTTCATTGTATCACTCCTTTTATTTATTTTTTAACGACAATAAATACATAACCTCCAATTCTTTCCAACAATAATATACCATAAAATTAAAAAGAGAACAAATTAATATTCTCTTATATTCATCATAAGTTTATCGTAAAACGGAAACATAGAATATTCACTAGCATCAAGGTCATCTATTGGAGTAGTTCCGTCGTCTAGTCGTGTGTCTGGTTTCTTATCGTCCCAAACTGCTTGTTCGTATGCTTCTTTTAGATATTTACATTTCTTTAATAAGAACCTACGCCCTTGTGCAAATAACATTTGGTCCATATAAATTCTATCAATTATTTTTCCTTTAATGCAGTCTTGAACTTGTAAAGGAATATTATTTTCTTGTAAACTTTTATTAAGACCATAAGTTAAAACTTGACCTAATGCACCATAATCGGCGAAACAATGTGTAATTTTGCCATACTTTTCAACGACACGACGATAAAATTTAATAAACGCTTCATAAATATCTTTTGGTGTGTATAACCCAGCCAATTTTTCCTCATCAATAGTCCACACTTCTTTGAAGAATTGTGTTATTCCAGTTGCTTTAAATTCTGTTTCACCTTTTGTTGCACCATAGTCTATTCCTATTGATATTATTAAGAAATTAATCTTTTCACCATATTCGTTTACAGCCTCATCTTTCATAAACATTTCACTGTTATCAGCGAATTGTCTATAAATAAGTCCTTCGGCAAGTACCCATAGACCTAGTATAAAACGTTGGTAGAACACGCCACCCATACTTTGATATTCTTTTTTTAGTTGTTCAAAATATTCTTCGTTTTCCTTTTTTAATATTTCATTGTCATCAAGCGTAAATGACCAAACTTTCTTATCAATTTCTTCATTTTCAATAATTTGTACTTTAACCCAATGATTAGGTGCATCAGGGTTAGTTGTTGCATATAACTTGGCATTTTTAAATGATAAACGAGATAGCAACATTTTATAAAAATCTTCAGGAATTTGTGTTAATTCGTCCACATACGCACCAGCCAACGTCATACCACGAATTTTACTTTCAGCACGGTCATCATTTGCACCTTCAAGCCAAATAGTACGACCAAACAATTTGCCACTTTTTTGACTTATAGAATAAGAAAAATTGCTTTGACCTACTAAATCTTGTAATAAGCCAAGGCAATTTCTTTTCAATGAAGTTAATGTTTTACCAGTCATAAGAAACTCTGCGTTTTCTGGCATTGTGCCGACAAAAATTGCCCATTTTAATAATGAAACATAGGTTTTACCACTACGAACAGACCCAGTTAATAAATTAATACGTCTGTCTTCAAAAAGCATAAAATCAAGTTGTTTTGGGTTTAACATTTCCTCAATCTTTTTTGACATTTTTCATCGCCTCTACTAATTCAGTTAATACGCCATTAGTATTGTCTTCGCCTTTTGTTTCACCTAAAACTTCAACCATTGTTTTGTAATTAAGAGCATTGCCTTTAATAGCACCTTTGATAAGACCCAACGTTGCCATTTCACGATAAGTCATACCATTTTTTGCTTCTTCATCTAGTATTTTTTTTAAAGTTGATAGCATAGTGGCTTTCTCACGACGAGCCTTGCCACTTGCTTTACCACCAGCCGACTGTTCTTCTACTGTTAGGATATGTGCTTGTGGAATTAAATTATCATTTTTATTTGCCACTATATCTACCTTCTTTCAATCTATATTAATCTTTTATTTTCTTACTTAAATATAAAAATGGTGTATCGCATAATGCAATTAATATTTCAATTATTGTTGCAGAAGTAGCCATAAATAAAATTGTGCTTACTGGCATTAAACCTACGAATGCAATTAAATAGAAAGCAAAATTTTCGCCACCATTACAAATAATAGTGCATAGGTTGTTTCTTAACCACATTTTTTTATCGCCAGTTTTCTTTCTTAAGAACTCATAAAGTCTTATGTCAACAAAATTAGATAAAGCAAACATAGAAATACTTGCTATTGATATTCTTGGAATTAAACCAAAAATTGTTTCCATACTACTTTGAGCAAAATCTTCTGCGTTAGGAATATAGAATAAAGCAACTTGCGTAACAATTAAGAATATTAATACACTAAATATTCCAAATTTAACGCCTTTTTTTGCTTCTTTGTATCCATAATTTTCTGTTAACATATCAGTTGCTAGGAAATTACTAGCAAATAATACGTTACCAAGAGTTGCACCTATACCTAGTAGGTCAACACTTTTAACAAGAATAAGATTTGCTAAAATACTTGCAATTCCTATCCAACCAATAAGTCCTTCCTTTCCTAAGAACTTTTTAACAATTAGCATAATGCTAAATACACCAATTATTGAACCAGCCAATAATAAATTATTCATTCAAATTCATCTCCTTATTTTTTTTATAGTAGGTTATGGTTAACTACTATCCAATTAATCTTTGCAAACTTTTTTCCACTTTTGGTAATAATAGTTTTGCATTTTCATTCCCTCTTTATAGTTTTCTATAAACACCACCTCTCTAGAGTTTTTACTCATTTCCTTGGAAACTTTGCCTTTGTTGTTAATACGTCCAAAAACTGTTTGTTGTACCCACGAACTGCTGTCAACATAATCAAACGGCACCTTGTCAAGAACTTTCTTTCTTGTCATTCCTAGGCAATGAACTTTGCAATTGTATTTCTTTGCATATTTTAAGAACATTAGGTACTGCTCATCTTTTATGTCTTCGTTTTTAAAACCAGTGATGGCAATTAACTTTCCAGCATAGTCTTGACACATTTTTTTGTATTCCTCAATGCCACGGTTCTTATGCCAAACTGGAACAATTTTATTTGATATTTGTTCAAGCATTTTACGAAGTTCTAATACCTTGTCGTAGCCAATAATATTGTCAACGTCCATTTCAAAATAACCAACGACGTTTGGTCTGTCAAACTTTTTAATAAACTCGGCATATTTCTTAGTATATTCTACCCAGTCAACTTTTGTTCCTTTTTGGAAACTGTGTGCTCCACTGTCTATAAGTATTTCTTCTGTATTATCGCGAATAAACTCAGCAAGTTGTGTCTTTCCTTTGATATAGAAATAAGACATTAAATTATATTTCATTTTAATACCTTTTTCAACTAATATTTGAGCAACTGCCTTGGCATTTTTGCCAGATGCTTGGGCGTTTTCAATAGCACTTAGGAATACTTTCATACTTCTATGCTTTCGTCTTCAACTTCGTCTGGTGCAACGTCAACCTTTTTAAAATGAATATCACGGTCAATATGATGACACGCAGGACATTCAAGCATATTGTGGGTTGGTTCGTCATAATTTTTTTCAGTTAATTCTTCAACATTGTCCCAGTCAATTTCAATATTTTCAAACCCAAAATCAGTCATATCAATATCAATTAAATCTTCTAATTCAGCATTTAAAATATCAATATCAAAGTCACTATTCATTGTTAATTTATTGTGAGCAAGTGTGTATGCTTTGCGTTCTTTGTCAGTTAAGTGGTCAAGACGAATAACTGGCACTTCCTTCATTCCAAGTTCTTTACACGCAATTAATCTGCCGTGTCCTTCCACTATTTCATCCTTCCATATACCTATTGGGTCGTCCATACCAAACTGTTCAATAGACTTTTTAATTTGTTCTATTTGTTCGGCTGGGTGTTGTTTAGCATTATTTTTATATGGTTTAATGCTATCAATATCAATATATTCAATTTTTAATTGTTCCATAAATTCCTCCGTCAATATAATTGTACCACAAAATAAAAATAAGTCAAAAAAAGAATAGGAGGTAAAATGAAAAAACTCCTATTCCACGGGGGAACACCTAAAAAAGAGTGGTGTAACAAGTGGCTATTTGGAAAACCACTTGCCAAAATAATTGTAACATAAAAAAGTAAAAAAAACAAAATTAATTTTTGTTACTTCCTAGGATATTTAATAAGTCTTCTTTTGCTTTGGTGTCTGTAATTAAATCTATGTTTTGTTCTTCGTTGTGTTCAAAATTAAGTAAAGAATTGGTATTAAGGTATTCTATTGATTTGTCTATTACTTCTTGTTTTTCATCTAATGAATTTTCCATTAAGTCATATTGATTATTTAATCTATTATTTTCTTCTTGTAAATTAGTTATGTAATCATATAATAGTTTTGCTTTTTCATCATTTATTTCAAAATATAAATTGCCATCTACCGACCATTTTTTCATATTTTCTAATATTTCTTTTATTTCTTTATTCATTTCCATTCTCTCCATATTCTAGTATTACCTTTTTTATCTTTTAAGTAATAATCAATATAATCTTTTTCATCAATATAATAAAGTAATTCATAACCTTTAAACTTTAACATATCTATTTACACCTGGCTTTCTAAAAATGTTTTTTTATAATCAAATATATAATCAAATAAAACAATAGCCATAATATAGTCCCAATCCACAAAGGACTAAATACCCAAATCCAGCCCCAATTAATAATTTTGCATAACTTTAAAACTAAAAATATTAAAAATAATATTGTTGATATTCCTATCCCAGAATTGTTAGTATCTTTTTTCATAATCTAATTCACTTCACTTTCATTTTAATATAAAAAAAACAAAGGTCAGTAAATTCTTTTCGACAAGAAAGTAGCATTTTTAGTTCCCGAGACTAACGCTTAATTGTTTGCTGTATGACCTTTTGATTTTAATTCATAAATAACAAGGCACTAAATATCTTAAATAATAGATTTGCATTCTACCGCCTTCAACCACTTGGCTAATTCCGCATTGAACAGAATGTTGGATTTGAACCAACGTACTTAAAGATTTCTCTTTGTTTGCTGTAACGTGCCTTTAAATAACGTATAGAAAGAAACAATGCTCATTTAATTCTAAAATGCCAGTATAGAATAATTATTTGCTGTCCGAGCATTTAATATTTTTTTTTAAAACAACAAGGGACATATAATAGTAGGTTGTGTGTAATGAATAACACGCTTAAATGTAAATACAAGTTTTTATTAGATATGGAGTAACAATAAAAACGAAAAACAATACTTATTTTTAAATTTGCTGTGTGTCCCTTTCTAATTTAATTATACAATATTTTTATAAAAATGTAAACTACTTTTTAATATTCTTTTGATATTCGTCTAATATCTTATCAATATATGATGACATATCAAATTTATTTTCAAGAAGTTTTAAGATTTGAATGTTGTAACCACTTAAATAAATGTTACCAAACTCATCAAATTCTGGAACTGTTTTGTTGCGTTCATTTAAGTTCCACCAAATAATTTTAGTTTCTGCTCCACGTTCTTTGAACATTTGCATTGTCTTTTCTTTTGAACTATTAGAACCAGCGTCAAATTCCATATCACTTAATACAATTAAATATTCTGGATATTTATTAAGTCCTTTTAATAATTCCATAACTTTACCAAAGTCTGTATTTGAGCAGTCGCCTGTGTACATAGAACGATACTTTTCTTGAAGTGTATTGCCTTCAATAGTCATTAATCTTGGATATGAACTAAATGAAATAATTTGATTTGGTGCATAAGTTGATTTAATAGAAAGAGCATACGCAAGAGCATTTGCCTTGTCTATTGGTCTATAATTACCATTTCCCCACGTCATACTTCCACTTGTGTCTAAAATAACAATAGCGTTCATTTCAACGTCAACAACCGCATTATCAACGATTTTATTTGCCACAACTTCACGTGCTTCTTTTTCAGCACTTTGAGTTGTTAAGTCATTATAATCAGCAGTCTTATATGCGTCCATAACATTTGTTGTAGTTGTTTTAACTTTTGCTTTTTCTTGTTTTACGTCTTCAATATACTTTGCAAATCTTTCTTTTAAATCTTCACGTGTGCTAAATGTATGAAGATATTTTGTCATTGCAAGACTTGGTACTTGTTCAAAATTAATATCATCAACAAGTGGATGCTTATAATTGCCTTTTTTAAATAAATCATTTAATGGTGTTCCTTCAAGTTGTTCAGCATAAGACAATTTATATTCAGTCGTGCTATCTGCTTTAATAAGTCCACGATATTCTTTTTCACTTATTTCCCACATTTTACATAATGCTTTGGCAATTCTTTTATCTTTGCCAGTTAAACGTGGTGCCCATTTTTTGGCAAGTGCGTCGCCTTCAATTAATTTTGTTCTTAAATAATTAAGATTTTCATTTGTTGGAATATGCCAAAGGTCATCATAACGTCCTGCAAGTGCAACGTCGTAAAATGGAACTTCCGCTAATTCCATAAGTTTTCTACCTAAATCACGACGACCTAAACCAAATCTTGGGTCGCGAATAAACATAGCAAATAACTTTTCTTTTTCACTCTTGCCAATAGAAACTTGGTCAAGATGTTTTTCAAAGAATGGTGTCATAAAGAATAAATCTGTTAAGTTGTCGCCAGTTGTTTTATAAGATATATCTCCATTTTCAGTTCTTTTTTCATTCATTATTTTTTGTAGTTCGTTCATTTTTTTCTCCCGCTTTCTTTATTTTTTTAATTTTGTCTTCGCTACTAAAAATTTTTAAACTATTTTTAAGTGCTCTAAAAACAAAATCTTCATCTATTTGATATTTTAACATATAATTATATGTTAGTAAAGATATAAACACACCAATTTCTTTTGGGTCTTCTTCTAATATTTTTCTAATAATTTTTCGTGCTTTTTTTGCTTCCATAATTAAGCATCCTTTTCTATTATATTTAAAATTTCAACCTTTGTAACTTTTAATTCGTGGTATTTATAAGAATTTGCCGCACCAAGTTGATATTTCACGTTATTTATTGCTTGTGCTTCGCTAACAGCCCAAGTTTCATAACCTTCACCATTAATATAAACTTTATACTTTGCTCTTGTTTTTTTCATTTTATACCACCTTTTCTAATTTTCCTTCTTTAAATAATTCTTTAATTTCTTTATCACTTAAACCATTTTGTTTGAAAAACTCTTTTTGATGTCTTGTTGTTGTTTGACTATATCTGCCTTCGTAAAAAAATATTTTTCTACCATCATCGTATTCTTGAATACTAGCAACTTCTGTTCCATAAGAAAATAAAATTGTTGCTTTAATATTTTTATATTTTTCTTCTCGTGTCATTGCTTTACCATAAAAACTTTTTTTTGTATCATAAATACATTCTAAATTCATTATTTTTTCCTTTCCAAAATTTTAATAACCTTTTCCCCCATTTTTCTTTTTTTGCAAATCATAAATCTAATTCCATATTTTTTGGACATAGTATTCATTACTTTGCATAATACTTTGCCAGTAACTCTAGTTCTTTTGCTTGACCAATTTTGTAAATCTTGAATTGTTTCAATTTTATCATTGGCAATTAAGAATATAAAATTTTTACACCCTAGTTCCCTTGCTTTTGCAATTTCTCTTTTTATTCTTTCGTGATTTTTAGAATTACACAAATTACTTGATATTTCTTCCAAATCTTTTTTTGTATCAATTAAAGTTGTGTAGTCCATATAAAAACCTTTTTCTTTGTCAAAACGAATAGCCATATAATCAGCACTTGGTAAACCCGTTCTAATATGTAAAAACCCTTGTTTGTCAAATTCTTTAATAATATGGTTATCTTTTTGTTGACGAGTGTCAGCAAGTATAATAAAGTCTTTCATTTTATCACCGACCTCATTATATCACGTTTATTCTTCTTCTTCCCACTTTTCTTTAAAATTTAACAATTCGCTTGGTGTTCCTTCAAATATTAATTTGTCATTCCAGTCATAAACTTTTATTGTTATTAAATCATCACTTGAAAAACCTTCGTTTTTAAATGGTAAGTCAGTACCATAGTATATATCATCATCAAAAATAACTTCATAATTATATTCCTGTTTATTTTCTGGAGTAGCAATATAAAAACCTCCAATGCTTTTTTTAAATTCAGCAATATATTGAGCAACGAGGCAGTCAAAACCATTTGCATATTCACCATCTTCTTGGTTCATATTATAACCATTAATAACTTTTTTAGATAATAAGAATTGTGCTAATTCATAACCAACGCCACTAATATAACCATCATATTGTTGATAAATATTCACAAGTTGAGTTAATTCTTCGCCTTGTTTTCTTATAAATCTTGTTGTGCTTCGAGTTCCCATATTATTTCTCCTTTTTCATAGCAAGGTCAATTAAAAATTTATAACGTTCTAATTCTTGAATTGTTTGTTCATATTCTTTTTTAGGAATAGTTACAAAGTCTGTGGTAGAAGGTGCAATTGTTATTCCTGCATTGTTCATTGTGATTGTTATATTTTCTGCAGTTGGTTCCTTTGCTTCAAATTTTGAAGTTGTTATTTCCGGCTTTTTATAATCTTGTTTATTGTTAAAATAATCATATAATTTTTGAATTATATAAGCATTTTGACATCTTTTGCTTTCTCTATGACAGATTACGTCACATAATATTGCGTAATAACCATAAGTGAAACCAATTTTCTTCAATAATTGTTTTTTAGTCATTTTTCTTTTAACAAGTAATTGATTAATGTCGGTATTTTCAAACCATTCTCTAACTTCTTCTGGCAATTCTTCATAATCTACTTGTGGATATTTTGTAGTATGAATTTTATTTTTATTTTTCTTTTTTATTTTTCTATTAAAATCATTTTGAAAGAAATCATAAATTTTTTTAATGTTTCTATTACTTAATAATTTTATATCTTTTTCATTATTTACACGATATAATGTGCTATTTGCAACCCCAATATCTTTCGTCATTTCTGATATTTTATTATAACCAAATTTATTTTTTAAATCAGTTAATTTATTTTCTTTAAAAAATTGTTCCATCAATGTTCTTTCAATAGGTACAACTTTTTCTGGTTTTGTTTGAAAAGCCTTAACAACTCTGTCCATATCTTTTGTAGCAACTTCACGTTCGCCACTAATAATTTCTTGCACTTTTTCTTCTTCAATTCCTAGTCTTTTACTAATATCATAAGTAGTATTATTATTTTTATTTTTCATTTTTTCCCATATATTCATTTTTTATTTCCTCCGTTTTTTGAAAAAAATCTTCTAATTTTAAATTGCCAACGAATAAATCATTCGCATATTTAAAAATTAATTCTTTCATAACTTTTTCTTTTTCTTTTTGTTCATATTGTTCAATTATTTGTTTTTGATATAATTGAAAATTGTATGCTGTTGGTTCAAGTTCACTTAACCAAGCCATATAATTAACAATGTGCCACTTGTCTTTACAAACAGAGTACATCAATTGAACATCAAACGTATTAAACTTTTTATAAAACGATTTCATAAAAGTCCATAACCTTTGATATTTGCCAAAATGCTTGTCTTCTAAAATGACTTCATTCATTAATTCTGGCTTGATTAATAAACAAGACATCACATTAAGTTCTAAATCACCCACATTATTCATTTTCATCATCCTGCTTTTTAGAACTTAAAAATGTGACTTTTTCAGCAATAAGTTCAATACTGTCGCCTCTTTGTTGTATTCTTCCTTTAATTCCAATAACGTCACCTTTTTTGCAATATTCAATTACGTTTTCTGCAATACCATTCCATAAAGTAAATGGAATAAAGTCTGTTTCATAAATGCCGTCTATATTTTTATAACTTCTTGGAATTGCTAAAGTGATAATAGTTCTTTTTTTTTCATCAACTTCTTCAATTTTTGGTTCACCAACTAAACGACCTACTGCTATTGTTTGGTTCAACATATCTTCACCTCCATATCTTTGTTACAAGTAAATTATAACATAATAAATTTTATTTGTAAATATTAAATTAATATTCTTTTGATATTCAAAGAATATAATTAAATAGAATAAAAAGCATTTTAATACATAAAAATTGGATATAAAATTACGGTCAAACCCTTATAAAATCTAGGAAAAGTACAAACATACGGGAAAATAGACATATACACATATATAGAGTTATATATATATATGTATATTATTTTTTTTGATATTGTTATCGTGTGAAGTGTGTATATATGTATTTATGTATGTTATGTATGTTATATTATTATTATTATATTATATTATATTATATATATATATATATATATATATATATATATTATATTATATAAATAATGATGACTAAAAAAATATACATCCAATTTACAAATATTACACTCTATACTTCTAAATCTAAAACAATATAATTTCCTTTTTCACTATCAACTGTTGTTTGGTGGATATATCTGCCGGTTTTGCTTTTAATTAAGAACTTCATATCAGCCCATTCTTTTTTAACAGTATTAAATTCAAACCCACCTTTATTAAGTTCACGATACATAACTTGAGTATCAATATAACAAATTTTATACCCAGCATTTATTTCTTTTATTTTGCCCCACCATTCGCTATAATTATTATCTTCAAATCTTTTCTTATTTACTTTTATAATGCTTTTAATATAATCTTTTGCTTTAACAGACGTCTTAATTTCATTTTTGTCATTTATGTAATCACATATATCTGGTACGTCCATAATATAATCATCTTCAAATATACACTCGTTGCCAATTTGGTTGCCTAGTAATATACTTGCTAATACTCCTGCTTGTTTATCAGTTATATTTTGTTGAACAATTAATTGGTCATAAAAGTTTTTAAATCTTTTCTTAATTCCGTCAATACCAATTTTGTGAAGATAACTAATATATTCTTTTCCAGCAAACCCATAATTGTTTTTAATAACATTTGCAATTTCATATCCATTGCCGTTGATTATCTTTTCATTAATTTCTAAATCAACGACACGATTATAAAGTTGTTCACCAGCATTTTCCTTAACAAGGCTGTCGTTACTTG